AGCTGTTGTGGTGCACCGATTTCGCCGTCTTTCGTATAGCTTCCAACAACTATGTCTCCAATACGATTGACTCTGACAGTGTCTCCGACGTTTCTAATTTCGCCTTCATAGTCGGTGTTTACAAGTTGCTTGAAAACAAGGTCTTCGTCAAGGTGTTTAAGTAGTCTCGCTGACCAAATTTCTGGTATAAAGTTATCAAGTGCCATACTTATTCATCTCCTTATCTTAGATTTTTTAATCTGCCTTCTTCCCAAAGTTTGTTAATCTGCTCTGGTGTCATGTTCTTTAACATCTCTTTGGTAATAGTTCCTTCCGGTTTCCCGGGTTGTGTTGGTAACTTGCCTTTTAGCTTTTCCTGTAGCATTGCTTGTGCTGTTTCATTGATTTGCTTTTGTAGAATCTCGAGTTTCTTCTGTATCTCTTCTTCTGTGCTACCGTCCACGAGCTCTGCTACTTCTTCACTAAGTCCTGCTTGCGTTACGAAGAGTTTCTTCTTCATGTTGAGGAGTTCTTTTTCTTTCATCTTCAAAAGTTCTTCGTACTGTGCTTTGGCTTTGAGTTCTTCCTCTTGTTGTTTCTTCTTCAAGTTTTCCTCTCTTGTTTTTATTGCCTCGGTGACTTTCTTGTCGATAAGCTTTTGAAGTTCCTCTTTCGTTAAAAATTCATACTCGTCTGCGTTGATTCCAAGTTCTTTGGCTTTGTTGATTAGTGCGTCTTTCGGGTTTGCTTGCTGTGTTTCTTGTTTGTCTGCTTCCCACTGTTTCACTTCTGTTTCATCGTGCAGTACGTTCTCCGCCCCAGTAGTCTGTTGCATCGATACGCCCTGCTTGTTTTCCTCTGCCATACAATTACCTCCCTTTAGGTTTATTCGCCTGTTGCCCATGTGCATTTAGATTCTTGTGCGATACTTTACATCTGCCATCTTCCCACCTCCTTTACTCTACCATTGTTTCATCAATCGCGCTTGTTAGGAAGCACATACAATTCGGATGAGCGGGAGCTCCATCGTACGGTACTGCATTCGGTGGGTAAACACCTTTTCCAAGACCGACGTCCGTGTTCGCAAGTTGGTCGCAAATATCGTACTTGGGATGTTGGTGTGAAAGATTCCACTTTATGCCTTTGACAAAGTCAAGCCTCTTTGCGTTTTCTGTGTACTCTGCCCGCCACGCCCGTTGTATTTCTGTTCGTGCTACACGCATCGCATTGTATTCCATCTTCTCTTTCGTGTAGTTTGCAATTATTTCTGCTACCTTGTCCGGTTCTGCGTTCTTTATCATCTTTTGCACGTACTTCGGTATTTCAATGACCTGCTCATTCTTTGCCAGTTCCTCTGCCAGTTCCTTTGCCGAACGCCCAGAGAATACAGTTTCGAGTATCTTGTTCTTTACGAGTTCTTGCATTTGTTCTGCGTTTTTCCATACTCTTTGAGACAGTGTCAATCCGTTGATTCTGTAATTCATCCACGTGTTGTATGCTACCGGTCTGCGTACGTTTACAAGCGTCTTCACTTCGTTTTTTACTTGTCTTAGAATTCTGCCAGTTGCTGTGTTAATCATAAACGTTTTATTTCCAACCTTGATTTTTCCAGTTCCCAGTGACTTTTCCAAATCTAACATGAGTTGAATTATCGCTTGCTCTCCTGCCTTCTCTCCGTATGCTAACAACATCGCTTCAAATTCCTTCGTGTGCTCTTCAAAAAGTTTCGCAAGTGCATCTGCTATTTCAGTGGGTATACGGTTTGTGATTTCTTTCCCCATCAATAACCTTTGCAAGTCTTCCAAGAATGGTACGAGAATATCGTGTGCGTACTTCTTTTCAAATTCCCCGAGTATGGGTTTAATCGGTGGTTGCGTTGCCATTGTCTACACCTTCATTCAAGCGGTACACATCGGGTGAGTTTTCCATCAGTTTGGCAAGTTCTTCGTCCGGGTTGTCAACATACGGTGCTTTTTTCAGTGCCGTTTCTTTTGTCATTAGACCACCAGTTACCATCATCAAAAGGTTGTTTATTGTTTCCGTTTCGTTTGTTGGCAAATTGACCGTGATTTCTATGTTCAAATCGTCCATATTGATTGCCTTATTTGTAGTCAATTCGTAGATTTTTGCGAGTAGTGAGTACCTTCTAAGCAGTCCATCCTTAAAGTTCATTGCCTTCTCCTGTGCCTTCACAAGTGAGACCATGTAGAACATCTTCAATGCCACACCAGACACGCTTGTCATTGCCTTAGGGTCGAAGAAAATACGTGGCAACATTGCTATATCGAAAAACGATTCTTTAAGTTTGTTATAGATCCAGTCACTTGCGTTGATGTTCTGATCCCACGTTAGATATTTTGCGTCTGCCCCTTTTTCAAAATTCAAGATCTTGCCTTTCCCTTGCAAATTGTTGAGTCTCTGTCCAAACACTAACAACAACGGGTCTCCATGGTACTTGTTTGTGTCCGCTACATCGCTAAGCAGAGTTTCCATTTCTTCTACGATGCTCTGTAAATCTTCCAAGTCTGTTTTTATCTGCCGATGAAAAATGTCATTGACGTAAAACACAACCGGCAAGCCATAGAGATTTTCAATCATGCTTGTGGCTGTTCCATCGAGGAACTCCGTCGTCTGCTCACTTGTGAAAATCCGAGAGATGGTATGCTTCATCCCGGAGTAATCCATCTCGGAGTACTGCTCAGCAAAGTATTGCAACTCCATGTAGTCGTTCCAGAATGGTATTGCTGCCATGCCGTCGATAAGTCGCACACGCAAATTTCCTTCATCGTCAAAAAAGATGTGTTCAAATGCATTTCCAAAGACTGCCGAAGCTTCCAAAATCTCCGCATTATGCTTATCTATCTGATTGAACTTATGAAATTGCTTCAGGAACTGCAGAAATCCCTCGTCCGGGTGTGTTACCTTCACCGGCTGTGAAAGAATGAAGTACACGAAGAACTTCACCGCAAGCTTGTAATAGTTCAATACCACCTTCGATGTGTGAAAGGTTTCATCCCCCACGACCTTATCGGGCTTGTTCTGAATCTTGTGCTTGCCGTAGTACAGGTCATACATCTGCATTGACTTTGCTTGCTGTTGAATTGCGTATGAAGTGTTTAGAAGATTGAATATTTCTTCAACATTGGTCATCAAAAGACCCCCCATTCCTGCTTATCGAATATTTTCGTGCCTGCGTGGTACATATGTGTATAGACTGCGTATCGTAATGCGTCCATTGTGTGATCCATGAACTTGACCGGTTCTTCGAGCAAGTTACCTTCTTTATCCTCTCTCCATTTGTAACTTTCGATCTCCTTTATCGTGTTAGCACAGTTTTCGGAGATATATATCTTGTGCCGTTTTATGAAATCTATTCCATCCTTTACACTTTTGTCCGAAGGCATAGCATAATAACCTGCCTGAATGAGTTCTTGAATCCTTTGCGGTTCGGCACTATCACAATAAACCGGTGCTGTTTGTTCCGTGATAAAGTCCCTTAGCATTTCGATGAGTTCTTGGTTAGTCTTGTATCGCTCATAAAGTTCGTCGAGGATGTAGATATTATTATCTTTGATTCCTATTCTAAGACAAGCAGTCGGGTTGTTGTAACCGAAGTCGAGCCCGTAGATAACTTCATCAAAGCTTGCCGGCATTTCATTCGTGATCGTGTAATTGCTGTAAATCTTGTTCTTTATCTCCGCATACTCGCCAAGAGCGTAAATACGATAAAATGCTTCATCCTGTTCTATCAACTTCTCTAACGTTTGTACATATTCTTCATCGAGGAACGGGTTGTCCACGTACCAAGTATGAAGCACTTCAACGTCTGAATCTACTCGGTCATAAAACTGCTTCTTTGTCCATCCATCAAGCGAGTTGTACGTGAGATATAGTTGGTTCTTGGTCTCGGTCGCTCTTCTCAACCTCAATTTCAGTTGCAAGTAGTCGTTATAGTCAAATTCCGTTGCTTCTTCCATCCATATGTAGTTGAACTCTGACGACTTGATCTTCTCTGGCGCGTCTATTCCTCTGAAAAAGATTACGTTGCGTCTTGGCAGTTCTATGGTTTGGTCAACTTTGTGCTCTATGTACGGTACGTTAAGCTTATTGAGAACATCAAGAATTAGACGGTATGAGGTGAG